CATCACGCCAGCAAGGTTATTAACCGAACCAGTAAACAAGCGGTAGTAAGTATCAGCATCTAGTACAACATACTTCTCACCAGTAACATTCTTAGTATCAAGAGCTTCTAAAGCTGCGAAGATACCATCAGCTACTTGTGAACCAGTTTGTGAACCACCAGAACCAGCAAACTCAACGTCAGCGTTTGCACCAACATCAGCGCCAGTGCCTGTAGCGTACTCATCAGTGTCAGCAGTTGCAGCAGCAATCTTTTCAAAGATAGTTACATCAGCAGCTTTAGCTAGAGCAGTGCCAATCTCAGAAGAGTAGATAGAGCGAACATCATAGTGATTCATTGCTTCGTCGATTTTGGCAATAAATACGCTAGAAGTAAGAAGGTTATTAATGTTGATAACTTTCTCACTGTGAGCAATAGGACTAGGAGATACTTCGTTACCAGCTACAAGAGTATCAGTAGTAGCGATACCTGTTAATGGGAACTGTGCGCTAGAACCTTGAGAGATTGTGCGTACACGGTGTAATGGCATTGCGATGTTGTTAGTGTTGAATGCGGTTAATACTTCACCAGTGAACGTCTTTAAAAAGAGTTCCTTGGCGCTAGTATCAGCAGTACCAGCGTTAGCACCTAAGCGAGATACGCCTGTATAATTTGACATAATGTTTTACCTTTTAGTTAAATGTTTAAATGATTAAGATTCTACTCAGTCACTTAACACTCATGCGTTCTCTGAGATTATCCTCCTCGGAGGGTCAAAGGTAATAGTATTGCGTGTTGTTGTACTTTTAGAATTAAAAAAGCCACCCGAAGGTGGCCAAAGAGACTTGTTACAGTTGACTCCTACCAAGCTTGGCAGAAATCTTTTGGCGATATGCGACATCACTTTCGTATCGGGTGTCGTTCATAGCGGCAGTTACTTCTGCCCATGAGTTGAACACACCACCTGTAGAGTTACTGGATTGCCCTTCACTTAGTAGTGTTGGATCTGTACCCTCGGCAGCTTGATACTTTGTTTGTAATCCCGACACAGCCATCTTGACCATATCAACGTCTCCTGAACTTACGGCTTTATCAAAAGCAGCGATCTCACCTTGTTGAAGGTTATCACCTGCCCATTGAATAAGTTCTCCGTAAGCTTCTTGACCGCCTGCTGTATCGTAGACGGCCTTTTCGTAGTTAGCATTTAAAGATTCTTGTCCTTTAATATAACTATCTACCAAATCTTTTGAGAAACCTGCTTCCTCTAACTTAGCGTAAGAGTCTGCACTAACTTCTCCTTGTTCAGTATATTCACTTTGTAACGCATTAAAATCAACACCTGCTTTATCTAGTACTTGTTTTACTTCGGAAGCCTCAGCTTCTCTAGTAACTTCAGGAGTAGTTTCTTCAGTCGTCTCTTGCGTTTGCTCGTTGCTACCTAGTTTAGATTCTAAGCTCGCATACGCTTCTGCCATCTGTTCGGCAGACTTAAATTTTTCTGGCAACCAATCAGGACGTTGTTCAGCGTTAGGGTTATTCTTAACCTCTAACTCTTCAGCAACCTTTACCATCTCAGCTTCGTGTGCCGCTTGTGCATCTGCATTAGGGGCTACTTCTTCATGTGTAGATATTTGTTCCATAATAGTCTCTTTAGTTTGTTAAGCTTGTTTAGTGCTATAAGATTTACCATTCCAGTCGAAAGTTTTAGCACCTTCTTTGCTGGCTTTGCGGAAAGCATTAGAAAAAGTTTCTTCCTCAACCTCCTCTTCACGAGGGGCTGCTTGTAAACTTGCTATCTGAGTAGCTGCTGCTTCTAAACGGTGGATGATACCACTGTCTTCACCCTCTTCTTCAAACTTTTTCACTAGATCTTTGTATTCTTTATGATCTAATAGTTCAGCAGCCGCTAGAGCGTACTCACCTTGATTAAATAAGTTTACCCATTTAAGAGGTTTGCCTTTTTTAGATTTAGTATCACCTCTGTAACCTAGTGATAATAACTGAGCTTGTGTGTTGTCATCAAAAATCATAAAATTAGGTATAATATCCTTAACTAATTTTTCGTGATCTAAGAAGGCTTCTCTAAAGGTCATATTCATGTATCCACCTGTTTGACCAACACCTGAAGTTTTTATACCTTTAGTGTCTTCATACACGCCATCCACGAAACCTTCCTCTCTGATAACAGCTTCCATTGGGGGAGTAAGTTGGCCTTCCCTTTTAGTCACTTCATTAATAGCATCTTGTCCATAGTGGACTTTGTAAGGCTGCTTAACAAACGCTGGGTCTTCTTCTGCATAATTAACTCTAGGTCGATTATCATAGAACTGTTGTACAAGTCCTGCACCTAATGCTTCGTTATACTCCATTACTCCTCCACAGGTTGCTGTTGTTGTGCGCCTTCTACCATACCTTTAACAGCGGTAGGGGCAACCTTCTCAGCCATCTGCATCATCTGCTGTTGTTGCTGTTGTTCCTGCATCTTAGCTTCTGCTGCTGCCTGTTCTTCTGCTTTCTGTTCAGGAGACTTAATTAAACCTTGAGTATCAATACCCAGTGATGCGCCTAAGCGATCTAAGTAATCATCAATGTTTAGGTTCTGTTGAATTATCTCTTGGCCTAAAGGTTGGAGGTACTCCAAGAACGCTGATAGTTTATTAAGATCCTGCCCACGACCTAGTGCCTCTAAACCAGTTACGATTTGAGGCTTTAAGGTATTTTTTGGAAACTTGGGCATCTTGCCTTCTTTCTGCATCTTAGCGAGCAGTAGGTTAACAAGGGGGAGTTGGAATTCTTGAGATAAGACAGAGTAGATACCACCTAAAGCAGTCTCTAGTTCTTGTGCCATGTAGCGTACTTCTTCAGCCGTCACACGTTCAGCTTGGCGCTGGACTGAGCTGTTAAGTAAGAAAGAAAAAGACAAGCGTTCAGTGATTACTTGCATTGTTTCTTGAGCTACTCGGAAGTCATTAAATTTATTTGCTTGTAATGTAGTAACATCATTGGCATCACCTGAGATGATTGCACCATTAGCAGAGTCTGCAATGTTACGTATCTTAGTTGTACCGTTAGGTCGTACCATGAAGAGAAGTTTAGCACTAGCTGCGCTTCCTTCTACGATAGCACGAGTCAGAGCTTCTAATGATTTTAGATCACCGATAATCTCTTCCACGAAAGAGCGTCCGTAATCGTTACCATCAATAGCAATGAAACGTAAAGCTAACCACGGTAGTTTATCTGCTGCATAACTGCCTTCAGACTTAGGTATAATTTCACCATGTACCTCTTGATGTACAACAAACTTTTTATCTTCTCGTTTAATACAGGTGTAGAGTTCACACTCTCTTTTATCTTGCTGTGCGATGTACTCTTCATTCTCTACTAAAGCTGCCTTAACAATGTCAGGGAGAGCTTCAAAAGCGATTGTCTCTTTGACAACGATTTTAAGTAGGTTGCCCATAGTATCACGCTTGACGCAATAACTATCAAGACGGAAGACTTTCATCCCCCCATCTTTAGGCATATGTACAAGAGCATTCCCACTAACGATAAGCTGCTTGAGCATCTCGAAAGCTGGTACTCGGATAGCCTTGGCTTCTACAAGCTGTGCGGCTGAACGCTCAATACGAGCTAAAGCATCTTCAGCCTTACCTCTAGCGTCATCCCCTGCTAACTCAACTAAGTCAAAGTCATCTATCGTTAAACGAAAGAACGGACTGTTAGGAGGCAGGAGTGTCATTAGAAGTTTTGATGCGAGGTTGTTTACACCTCTAGCACCTACAGCTTGGAAAGGTGTGTCGTATTGGGTAGAGGAGGTGTGACCGTCACGAGGCATTAAAGTCGGTATGGTTAGTTCAGCAGCCGCCCTTGCCCTCGTTAAAAAGACATCACGATCTGCTTCCATATTTTCGTAGGCGTGTGCTACACCTTTCTCGGTCATTGTCATAATTGTTCCTTAGTAATCGTTTTGTACATTTTGTAGACCTGCACGAGCATTCTTACCAACTCTCTGACCTATCTTAGCAGCACCTGTTTGCTTGGCTACTCTCTTAACTTCATCAGATTGGGCAGCGCCACCAACTAAGGTCTTGTCTAAATTTTTTCCAGCTTTTACGATGCCTAGGTTATCCCTTTGGCTTAATAGTTGACCTACACCCGTACTTCCAAAATGTTTAGGCGCTTTTGTAATCATACACATAATTCATTTCCTATTTATTAATTGTAAGACCTGCACCAGCAGATGACGCAGCCGTTTGTACACCAGAGAGACCTCTAGATAATTGCTTAGAACCTTTGCGTTTCTTCTTACGTTGTTCAGCATTAGAGTCCACTGCGTTTTCAATCTCGTCAGGGGCTAGGTTAGCGGCTGGTGGTGGTGGTGGTGGCTTAGGTATATCAGGGGAGGACATGCACATAATTAATTCTCATTGGTTAACTCATCCTCAAGCATGTTCTCTAGCTTTTGAATGATGGATTGTTGCCCTTGTAGAAAAGCCACTTGTGTGTCTTTCACACCGAGGTTATGGGGCAATTGGTTTGGATATAATTTCTTAAACATATCCACTAATTCTTTAGATATAATAGGTTTTATATTCATAGTTGTTTCTCTTAACGGTACGTTTAGAAACTAGGTAATTAAATCAAGGGGTTATAGGGGAGGTGTAACCAGACGTTTGCGATGATATGGAGGCAGGTTACTACCTCCAATACCATTACCGCTTTTCTATATTTCACACTGCCCTGCTACACAAGCGAGTTCTTGCGTACCGGTTGTAGTGTCTTCTGTTTCAAACTTACCCAAGTCATTCCAGTTAATAGTCTCTGGCATTTTAGCTAAGGCTTCGTCATAAGCTTGTTCCGTAATAGCTGTGTAAGGTGCTTGCTTGTACACATGATCTGTGCGGGGCAAGAAGCTAATACCTGAACAACTATCTAGTCGATCCCACAGCCACTGACCTGCTGCAAGGAACTCCTCATCTGAGTAATAAATAGTCACACTAGGCTTATGCTCACACCAATGGTTCTGATAGATTTCCCACAAGTCTAGCTGTGTCTGTACGTTAAGGTCATCAACGCTCGTAGAGCCAGCAGGAGCCTTTATGGGGAACGAGAACACATAGTTATCCTCATTCATTACATCTTTCTCCCAAGGCACTCCAGCGTCCTTGAGGAAGGCTGAGATAGGATCTTTGCCATCACTACGTACTGTTCGTATGTACTGAGCTGAGAACCTAGCGTGTATACCTGACGCACTATCCACTAACTGTGATACAGTACCGCTTGGTTTCACGGCGGTAATAGCCGTAGACTGATTAATACCTAAACTCTCTGCCCACTTCTTGTTGGTCTCTACAGCTACAGCTTTAAGGCGCTCTAGTATCTCAGGTAAGATAGGCAGGTTAGGGTGATCAAACCACGTACCTGAATCTTGTTGTCCTGACATTACTGGATGATCCATGATGCCTGTCATACTTACACCGAGCAAGCACTCTTCCTGTGTGTTCTTCTTCCAGATGTTACGCACGTAGCGGAAGTCTGTTAAAGAAGACTGTAGGGTGCCAAGGATTGTAGCAAGCTCAACCTTACGTTTTAAATCTCCGTATGTATCGGTACTACGAATAACGATTTCCGACAAATTACAAACCTGTGCAGAGCGTAGGATGATCTCACTACATGGGTTAGTCCCAAAGTCGTGCTCAATATCTCTACGTCCGTGACGGGCTGATTGTTTCTTTGCTGCCTTGCGGGAGAAGATACCACGCTCACCTGCTTTAGATTTATAGAGAGCTGTCCACTCTTCTAGGAACGTCTCGAAGTCAGGGCGTTCATCATACACTGCACTATTGTTAGCGAGCGCACGTTGCGTATCAGTTTCCCACCAATTACCCGACTTAGCATGACGCATCCGATCATCAGAAAGATTAGACAGACTAATAAGCGCAGAGCGACGAACGCCACCCACGACAACAATCTCTGCAATTTTACATACAATATCATGGCATTCGATACTCGTTAGCTTTCGACCAGCAGCACCTTTGAAAGTGCTAACTGTAAAATCAAAAAGAGCAACAAGAGGATCAGCGCCACTAGAACGACCCCCGAATGTCTTGAGTCTTTCGCCTTTGCCACGTAGTTTAGAAATATCCCAACTAGGAACTTGACCCGAATACAAAAGACTAACCAGCTCACGGAAAGCTTTAGCCCAACCAATTTTACTGTCGCTAACATGGATCGTAGTATCTGTTTCATTAAATTCCTCTGCTACTTCTGGTAGTTTATTTACAGACTGACGTTCGACTGAAAAGCCTACACCAGTGCCACACATTAATACGTATAATATTTCATCGAACACTCTGATATGATCTACTGCTATGTATGAGCAGTTAAAGCCAGCCATGTTGTCACGATCAAGTGCAACACCTGCTGTCATTAAGCAGCGCATAGAGGGCATTACTTCTAGGTTGTAGATAGCATCATAAAGTTTCTTACCTGTTGCTTCATCTAGCTGTTTGCGTCCCTTCCAGAAATCAATATATCTCTGGACTGTTTCTGCCCACGTCTCTCGTCTGTTGTCGTCTTCTCTCCAACGTGCGTAACGTGACTTGTGTATGTACTGCTGATAACTATCCATTCGTGCCTACTCCCATGCAAACTGGACATGGCTTTGCAGCCTTATACAAACCATCACCTTGGGGTTCATAACCATATAATCCTGTGCCATAACAAGCTCTACACTTGTCTTCTTTTACTTCGTTAGTCATCGGTTATCACCTGAGCCTTTAAGTTTATTAGCAAGCTTACGCTTCATTGTTTTGTTCATGTTCTCGAATGCTACGTCACTTAGATTTAAACCCATGCGATCAACAAGCATTGCTAAGTACCAGAAGACATCACCTAGCTCATCACTAACTTCTTGCTTATGGTTTGGACGCTCACCGTCCCTAATTTTTTTCTTAATTTTATCAGCTACTTCACCAGCTTCAGATACTAGACCAAGAGTAAGATACTCAATGGCTAAGTCTTCAGGGAAGATTGCTGTGTCATTACACTTTGCTTGAAAGTAATCAAAACCTTCAAACATGCCTTGTAGATATTCGTAAGATACTTGGTTCACCAGTTAACTCCTTTAGTTTCTTTCATTAGTTCAATCATTTTGTTTAAGTACCACTGAGCTTTCTCTGCATCTTGGATAGGGTTCCCCTTTGTCCATAGTCGAGAGCCAGTGTACTTAATTAAATTACCATGGCAGTATGAGATAGCTTCATACTTACCTAACACATCAACAATGTAGTCAATGGTTTCTATCTCTCCTGCATTGTAATGTGCTGGTCTGTTTACTGGGTCAGCGTGTACACTGGGTTTGTTTACTGGGTCAGCGTGTACACTTTTGTATCCCACTTGACATGCCAAGTCCCACTCGTCTACTGGTGCATCGTTTATGCCGCCCATAATTTTACTTCCTTTGTTTCAAAGTTATATTCACCATCACGTAGTATACGTGCTAGTCTTGCATTCTCTATTGCTACCTCTTCACCTAAACCTTTAGATGCAAAAGCATCGACAACGGTTTTCCATGTTGCCCCTTTATCACTGAGCAGTTGCTCTGCTTTCTTAGCGCCTACTGTTGGACAACCTTTGTAGTTATCCGTAGAGTCGCCTACTAATGTTTGATAAAGAAAATTATAATCAGCTTCTTCTAAATCTACGTCCTGTACCTTACCATCAATCAAGTGGTATGCAGGAATAGTAAGTAAGTCTTTATCAAGTGACCAGATAACAGTATCAAAACTTCTACTACCGAGGATTCCTAGTAAGTCATCAGCCTCTAACTTGTCCTCAACCATGCCGTTATAATTTATTGCTAAATAATCTTTAGCGTACTTGAGCAGCATCGGCTTACGGGTAAGCTTTCGGTTAGCCTTGTAATACGGAGCTACATCTTTGCGGTACAGGTTGTCTCCTGAAAGACAGGTGATAACTTTATCACACCCTGACTGTGCTATGATCTTACTCATGAACTCTTCCATCGACCCTGCGACATCTTTCTCATGGGCGTGTAGTGTCCATATACCATCACCCCAATTGATAGGAGTCTCAGCAATGGTTGCAGCTTTGTAGGCTACAATGTCACCGTCAACTAATAGTGTTCTAGACTTCTTCATCGTCTTGTCCTTCCATAAATTTTTCAAACTCTTGTGCGTCCAT